GTTTAATGAAGAAATATAACTGGACAGATAAAAGCACAGATCCAATCAAAAGAAGAGTTCTTAATTTTTTGAAAAGGGGAGCGATTCCTTCCAGTGTAATGCCTCTTGTATCGAAAATAACTGGATGGGCTATGATACCTGCGGAACTTTATCAAGGGCATAAAGCACTGACAAAAACTATTCCTGAAAAAGAAAAAAAGATAGCAGAAATAGCTAAGGCTAAAGGTTATGATGTAAATAAGGTAATGAACATGTATAGACATGCCTATGACAAGATTGGACTTAATCGAGAATGGTTTTATAAGCCTTTGTATAGTCAGAGCAAAACGAAGACTTTTAATGAGGTATCTGAATATGCAGCATTACGAAAAGATCCAGAGTATGAGGAAATAAAGAAAATCTTTGACAATGATTATATAGCGAAATACTATGAAAACAAAGAAAGAGGAGAGTTGCGTAGAGCGAAATACTTTATGAACAAAGATTCAGAATACTATGTGCCTTTTCCTACTTCTATGCCTAAAGAAGAAGATGTTATGAAAGGATCCGTTATAGACAAAGATGATTTGGCAACAGGCGGAATAGCGAGTTTACTTAAATGGTAGACCCTAGAGCCTTGCTTCTTGTCGCAAAAAAGGATAAACCTACGTTGGAGAAAAAAAATGGCTGAAATCGATAAGTCTTTACCGAACGTAAAGCAAACGTTAAAAGTTCCCTCACCTCAAGAACAAATGGAAGTAGCTGCCGAAGCTCAACAGTCGGGTCCTTCCCAACCCGAGGTGACTAAGAATGAAGATGGTTCTGCAGAAATTACGTTTGAACCCGGAGCGGTTAATCAAGCGGGCGGACAAGATCACTACGCGAATCTAGCCGACCTGATTCCTGACCAGGTTCTTGATCCTTTAGGATCAGAGCTTTGGGCGAACTATGAAGAATACCGACAGTCCAGACGCGAATGGGCAGATGCCTATACAAAAGGTTTGGATCTTTTAGGTTTCAAATACAAAGACCGAGCTCAACCGTTTCAAGGGGCCAGCGGTGCAACGCACCCGGTTCTAGCCGAAGCGGTGACACAATTTCAAGCGGGAGCCTATAAAGAACTGCTTCCAGCAAGTGGACCCGTACGCGCACAGATTTTAGGAAAGATTACAAGACAAAAACAGGATCAAGCGACAAGGGTCAAGGATTTCATGAACTATCAGATTTGTAATGTCATGAAAGAATACGACTCTGAATTTGATCAGATGTTATTTTATTTACCTCTTGCAGGTTCAACTTTTAAGAAAGTTTATTACGACGATTTACTTGGACGAGCGGTTTCAAAGTTTGTTCAAGCAGATGACTTGGTGGTTCCGTATTCGGCTACCTCATTAGAGGATGCGGAAGCCATTTGTCATGTGATTAAGACAACGGAAAACGATTTAAGAAAACAACAGGTCTCGGGTTTCTATCGAGACATTAAATTGAACGTTCCTTATAACGAGGAAAGTGCGTTGAAACAAAAAGAGAAAGAAATTGAAGGGATTCGTAAAACACAGAATGAAAAACTGTTCACCCTGATCGAATGCCATGTTAATTTAGATTTAGAGGGGTTTGAAGATAAAGGACAAGATGGTCAGCCAACCGGAATTAAAGTTCCGTATGTCGTGACCGTAGAAAATTCTACGAGAAAAGTTTTATCCATTAGACGAAATTTTAAACTCGATGATCCATTGAAAAATAAGATTCAATACTTTGTGCACTTTCGATTTCTGCCAGGTCTTGGATTCTATGGCTTTGGATTAATTCATATGATTGGTGGATTAAGCAGGACGGCAACGTCTGCGCTCCGTCAATTACTAGATGCAGGTACGCTCTCCAACTTACCTGCCGGGTTTAAACAGAGAGGCATTCGTGTACAAAACGATGCGGTCTCGTTACAACCTGGGGAGTGGCGCGATGTCGACGCTCCCGGGGGTAATATTAAGGATGCGTTCATGCCGCTTCCGTATAAGGAACCTTCTCAAACACTCTTACAACTTATGTCGATTGTCGTTCAGGCGGGTCAACGATTCGCGTCAATTGCCGATATGCAAGTAGGCGATGGCAATCAACAAGCAGCGGTAGGTACAACCGTGGCTCTTTTAGAAAGAGGCTCTCGAGTGATGAGTGCGATCCACAAAAGAATGTATGCAGCTTTGAAACAAGAGTTTGCTTTATTAGCTGATGTCTTTGCAACGTATCTCCCTCCTGTCTATCCTTACGATGTGATCGGAGATCAAAAAGAAATTAAACAAGCAGACTTTGACGACAAGATTGATATTATGCCGGTTGCCGATCCTAATATCTTTTCTCAAACACAACGAATAGCAACCGCACAAACCGAATTACAACTCGCTCAGTCGAATCCACAGATTCATAATTTATATGAAGCGTATCGTGATATGTATACGGCGATTGGGGTTAAGAATATCGATCAGATTCTTCCGCCTCCTCCACCTCCGGCTCCCAAAAATCCGGCGATTGAACATATCGATGCACTAGGTGGAAAACCTTTCCAAGCTTTTACCGGACAAGATCACCGAGCCCATACCACAGCGCACTTAGCGTTTATGGCAACAAACATGGCACGGAACAATCCGATGGTGATTGCCGCTTTAGAAAAGAACGTTTTCGAACACATTTCGATGATGGCTCAAGAACAAGTGGAAATGGAATTTAGAGACAAGATTCAAAAGGTTCAACAGATTCAACAAATGATGAATCAGAACCCTCAACAACAACCGGACCCAAGAATTCAAGCAGAAGTTCAAAATCTACAGTTAGAAATTGAAGCGCGTAAAGCTCAATTGATTGCTGACATGATGGAAGAATTCTTAACCGAAGAAAAGAAAATTACTTCTCAATTTGATAACGACCCCATTGCTAAACTACGAGCAAGAGAACTCGATCTTAAAGCTCAAGACAATCAAAGAAAACTGAAAGAAGATGAAAACCGAATTGCGCTTGATCGTATGAAGGCGATGATGAATCAAAATGTTCAAGAAGATAAACTGGAACAAAATGAAGATCTCGCTCAGTTAAGAGCGGAAACCTCTTTAGAAAAACAAGCGATGTCTAACCGAGCGAAACTACGTTCTGATACGATGAAACGAAAGGACGTTAAGACGCTGAAAGGACCAAGGAGCTAATGCCTTTCCAATCTGAAAAACAAAGACGCTACATGCATGCCAACCTTCCGGTCATTGCCAACAGGTGGGAAAAGAAATATGGCCTGGGTGGCGTTGCTGAATTA